CGCCGATTATTTACTGCAATGTTCTGCGATATATCAACAATTGTTTGAAATGACATTATGTTCGCCCCGCACCTAAAGCCAGCGATTTTTGAGCATATTGATTCGCCGCCCAAACTGCTTTGTTACTGCCCATCACATATTGTTCAAACGTCTTTGCATCAATTGCATCAACCCGCGCAATATATGGGCCATTAATTACAGTCTGCCCTTGACCTGACATTTGAGATTGCCACGCACCATTGGGAATAATTGTTCCTGATTGTCTTGGCACAAATAATTCCGGCCCATTTTCACCAACTAATCTTGGGCCATCAATTTTGCCGCCAGTTGCTAAACCAACAGCATTTGCACTACCACCAGAATTACCTAAACCAACCGATCCTAAAAGTTGCGTAAATAGTTTTGTTGCTTGTGCTTTCATTTGCAAAACAATCAAATCTTTTATCATGCTGCCAATTAAATCTTTAAAATTTAATTTGCCTGTACGCACAAATTTTTCTAATGCGCCTTCCATTGAAGATATCACCGTATTGAATGCTTCAGCGCCATATCTTGCCGCCTTTGATGAATCCTCTGCATAATTTCTATAAGCCTCATGCCAACCTTGTTGCCAATTATATTGACGATCTATTTCTTCTTGATATTGAATCTTTTTAATTTCTTGTATTTCTTTTGTTGCCATTAATTCCAAATCTTTTGACTCATTAATATTTTTAATTTTTTCATCAAATAGTTTTTTTGCATTAGCAGAATCTTCGGATTTTGCTTCTTCTAATTTTGAAATGGCTTCTAATTCTTGATCTCGATATTTTTTTTCAATATTTAAAATTTCATATTTTTGATCTTGCAATAATTTAATTGTATTGTATTGGTCACTGGTTAATCTATATCTTTCACCTTCTAATGCTAATTGTTCTTTTGTAATTGAATATTCTTCTGCATATGATTGCAATAATTTAAATTGTGTTTGTTGTATTTCGTTTAATTCAACTTTAAATTTTTGTTCTTGATCGTATATTTTTTTCATTAATTCAGCTTGTTCTTTTAATTCTTTTGCTTTTTCAGCCGCTAATCTTTTTGCTTCTGCTGCTGCTGCTTTTGCAGCGGAAGTTTCTTCGCCGCTTGGTTTGGAGTAACCTGATTTATCTTTTGTAACCGCAGCTATTACGCCGGGATATTCTACTTTTCCACTTATTGATTGCCCTTTTTGATCTGGCATATTTGCAACAGCATTAGGGCCATACAACAAAGCCAATACGCCGCCAATGCCGTATTTTTCCAACCCAAGTTTTGAAAAATTATTGGCAAGTTTTTCAACCTTATTAATTGCATCAGCAAGAGGCGCAGCAATTTCAATAAATAAATTCTTAATATTTTTAATGGCTTTTTCTATTTTTTCCCATGCTTCACCATTTTTTTCAATTTTAGCAACCAATTCAGGATCGGAAAATGATTTGTATTTTTGAATAAAATCTTCCCAATTTATTCCTTTAATTGCTTTGCCTAAAATTTCTTGTTGAATTGAAACGCGTACAGTTGAATCCTCTACTTTTGATAAAGCATTAGCAACCTTTAAAAACAAAGCATCAAGCGATAAATTTTGCACATCTTTACCTGCAATGCCAATTCGATAAAACGCATCGCGTAATTTATCCGATCCTTCTTTTGCTTGATCTTGTGAATCAGCTAATTTAGAAAAAATATTTACATAATTGTCTGCTTGATTTCCTGCTGCATTCAATGCTGATTGCGTTGCAATTAATGATTCCAATGAAACACTAAATGATTTTGAAATATCAACTAAATCATTTGATCTTTTTAATGCGTCAACCATTCCAACGCCAATTGCAGCAACGCCAATTTGCACCGCGCTAAATAACAATGCAAAAGATTCTTCTGTCCGTCTTGCCATCTTGCGAGTGTTGTATTCAAACTCTGCATTTTTTCTTGCAGCAGTATCCATGCCTTTGACAAATTCATCGACATTAATACCAAGCATTACACCCAAGCGAGCAATTAAAGACATAGCAAATCCTTATGAAACTTTTGAACGGTATTTCTCAATTCTGTTTTTTAATTCTAATCGTAATTTTTCAGCAACTTCATTGTGGTTTTTTTCTAATGCTGGTCGCAAATATGGTCTTGCTTCCATGCGAACGGTTCCCAATTCGCGTTGCAATGCCGTTGCGGATCGTTTACTTAAACCTGTTATATCAACCGATTTGTTTTTATTTTTTGTACCATACTCAACCGCTATTGCGCGAGCATCAGAAATATCGCCAACATTTGTTAATTTGCCAGTTTTAGGATTTGGATTATCCAAATATTTTTTATAAAGTTTTGAACTTACTTGGGCAATAATTAAATCGCCGGATTTTACATATTTTGAACGCCTGTCTTTACCCGTTACTGTTCGCGCATTAATACTTAATGTTCTTTGCAATTGGCCTGTATCCAAACCATGACCAGGATATAAATTTCTTTTAGCTGCTTCAAGTACAATTTTCATTGCACTTCTAGCCGCCGGAACTAACACATTTTTTTTGGCATCGGTCACGCCCCATTCTTTAGAAATTACATTAAGAACGTCTTGCAACTCCCCAAATCCATAAAATTTAGTTTTTGACATTTTTAAATTTCCCGCTAGATTCCGGCATCATTTGCATAAAGGATAATAATTGTTGATTTGCTATATCCTTTTTTTCTTGTTCGCTTAACGGTTTGTAAATGTAATCATTTAACAATCCAAGTATATCTTTTACCTCATAAGACTTTGCACTTTTACCGCGAATATAATTAAATATTCCTGTGGTCAAATAAGCCAAAATGTTAGAAATATTTTTGTTGCCAATTAATCCATCATTTAAAGATACCATAACCAATTCGTAATCCTGTTCGCTCATTGCATCAGGATTCGCGCCATGCGCGAGCATATAGGCGCGAGCTTGCAAACGCAATGAGCCTACAAGTTTTTTCTGATTTCCTCATATCCCGGTGAAATAACTTCACCAATTTTTTTAGTAATTTCTAATTGGATAGAAAAAGGAAATTCTTGCTCAATTTCTTCATAAGTTAATGCGGAAAAATCTTGCTCATTATCCATTGGCAACAATAGCTTAAACATTTCCAAAATTCTGGCATGGGTTTGCGCCGTTAATTTTGCCATGTCTTTTACAGAATTGTCATTTACAAAAATATCATCATCAATAAATTTAATACTGACATCATCTGTTTCGATTGTTTCTTTTTGCTCTAAGAATGGTTCGGCTAATTTTTTAAATTTACTTTCCCATTCAACATTTTTGACGCGCTCATTAATTTCATCCATTTCAGAAACCAATGGAATACGAACGCGCAAAAATTGACCAGCCATTTCAAATGATCTGGTACGAATTAATTTATTATTAATGTTTAATGAATCTGAAATTTTCATTTGTAGGCATCCTTTTTAATAAGTTGTTTATAAATTTCATCGTTCAAATCGACAACATATTTCACCACTTCAAATGGTGACATTTTGTCGGCATGGCGCGATGCAATATCATGAACCAAGTTAATACCAAAAATTTTCTGTTCGAGATACCCGAACCAGTTTTTATTTCCAGTATTAACCTGACTTATCAGGAAACCTAAAAGATCATTGGAATTTGTGATTTGTGTCATATCCTATTATCTAAAAAAAACGCCCCGAAGGGCGCAGGGTTAAGTATTAGACCATCCGTACTGGTTGCCCCTTGGATGAATCGTAAACATACATTTTGCTTCAGCGCCGGGCGCTGCATCGATCTGAAATTGGCTTACACGACCATTAAACGCATAAGCAATAGTTGATGCGCCATCAACCGCAGTAACAACAAACGTGCGATCAACGATGCCACTGTACGCATCACCACGAATTAACAGCAAACCGGCATCGGAAGGATTCCAAGGCGCTGTAATGGATAGTGATGTTGGCGCTGATTGAACTGGAATTTTATCAGACTGCCGCGATCCAGCAATGCCAAATGAGGCAACCCCATCATCCTGACCAAACGCCGGTACTGCTTCGACGTTTAAAGCCACGCCAGCCGCGCCCGTACCGTTTGCCACAATACCGACAATGGTTGCAACTTGAGCCGTCCAAACGCTTAAGTTTGCAGTTGATAATGGCGTTGGTGTTGCGCCTGATTGCATCCATAGCGATGCGCTAAATCCGGGTAATAGTTTTGATGGTGCAGCCATAATTATTCCTTAGACGTTGTTAGACCAGCCATATTGATTGCCGCGCGGATGAATTGTAAAAATACATTTCGCCTCTGCGCCCGGCGCTGCATCAATCTGAAATTGAGAAACGCGACCATTAAATGCGTAGTAAACAATGTTTGAATTTTCTACTGCCGCAATAACAAATGTACGATCAACAATCCCGCTATAAGCATCGCCGCGAATAATCAGCAACATTGCATCCGATGGATTCCAAGGCGCGGTAATTGATAATGACGTTGGCGCAGATTGCACCGGAATTTTATCGGATTGGCGCGAGCCAGCAATAGCAAATGAAGCAACCCCATCGTCTTGACCAAACGCCGGAACTGCCTCTACATTAATTAGATTGCCGCTAACAGCAATAGCCGAAACACTAGCAACTAATGATAGCTGCGCTGTGGTCAATGGCGTTGGCGTTGCCAAAGGTTGTGCATATAGTGATGCACTAAAGCCGGGGAGAATTTTATTCGGGAGAGCCATTTTTATTCCTTAAAAATTAAATGAATGTCATGTTGGAATATCGATTGTGCAATCCAAATATATAGAGTGCAACCCTACTTCATTATCATATGTATTGTATAACCAATCTACATCAGCTTTTGAAATATAAAAGCCGCCTACACCACCAAATTGACCACTGTAACCATGCAATGA